CCTACGTATGGCTTAGTGTCCGTGGATATTCACGGTCATGTAAATCGAGATACTAACGGAAAGCTGATTTCCAAATATCTCAAAAATGGGTGGAACTGGAATCTGTTCGGACCAATCGCAGTCGCGATGTTTCCAATTGATTCTGGAATCGAGCCTAAACTACTTGATGGGGACCATCGCCGTCATATGTTTATATTGACATTTCCCGACGCAGAGGAAATCCCCGCGATGATTTATCAAGTAAAAGATATGGAGGAGTACCATGAGCTTTTCACGGACATAAATCTCTACCATCGCAAGAATGCCTCCCCAGAAGAGGTCTATGTTCACGATGTGAAGAGCTTCCGAAAAGATGCTCTTGCCACAAGTCAAGAGCTTATTAGGTGCGGCTTGTGTGTACACGGCTCATCAGACACGGGGGGTATTGTGGGGCTTGTTCCCGGCAAAAAAACCCACAGCCCGCGCGTAAAAATTGGTGGATTTCGGCGCGCCCTTAAGCAGGGTAGCCAAAGCACCAAGTTGGCAGCTAGCCTAGTCAAGGCAACGTGGCCAAAAGCCGAAGAGGTAAAAGTTGAACTTCTAGAAGGTTTGGCAGTCCTTTTTAAACTTTACCCTGCTTTAAGCAGTAGTCGGTCCAAGATTAACTCCGACTTTGAGCAGTGGTTCACCACTCGCCAAGCGTTGTATGAACAGCGTGTTGTGACCACAGATTACAAGGCTGCCGGCGGGTCCGTTGTGAATAAGGCTGCAGCATGTGTCGCCCGAGGAATCATTAAAGATTTCCGAAAGGTCAACTCACCCAATGCTTCCCGAGCAAGTAAAAATAAAAGCTTGCCTTTGGCAAGGATTAATGATATCATCGAAGGGTGAATCAAAGCCGATGGCAGACCGGTGCAAAGTCTGCCGCCTTTATTTAACCCAAGGAAACCATAATGGCTAGAAAAACAAAAGAAGTGAAAGCAGGAAGAGTATCGTTGCAAGACCTAATGGGACTTGTCAACAAAAAGGCTGGCAGAAATGTCGCCCACGATCTTACGGGCGAAAACCCGACAGAAGTGAAAGAGTGGATCCCCACAGGATCCCGATGGCTTGACTCCATCATCTGTAAGGGCAAAGTTGCCGGCATCCCGGTTGGCAAAATATCAGAACTTGCTGGACTAGAATCCACCGGGAAATCATATATGGCAGCACAAGTGGCTGCAAACGCCCAGAAAACGGGCAAGTTGATCGTTTACTTTGATTCTGAGTCTGCCATCGATCCGAACTTCTTGGAGCGAGCAGGTTGTAGCCTAGACCGTTTAATGTATGTTCAAGCATCCTCTGTGGAGTTTGTATTAGAAACTGTTGAAGAACTGCTGGGAGCAACTGATGAGCAAATATTGTTTATCTGGGACTCGCTAGCACTGACGCCTTCTATCTCTGATGTTGAGGGGGACTTTAATCCTCAATCATCGATGGCTGTAAAGGCTCGTATCTTAGCCAAGGGAATGTCCAAGCTGATTATTCCGATTGCCGACAAGCAGGCTACATTTCTTGTCCTTAACCAGTTGAAGACCAATATCCCAAGCGGACCTAACGCTCGCATCGTTGCCATGACTACACCCTACATGACACCCGGCGGAAAGGCAATGCACTATTCTTACTCGCTGCGTATTTGGCTGACTGGGCGAAAAGCCAAGTCTGCGTTTATTGAAGACGACAAGGGCTTCCGCATTGGTTCCGAAGTTAAAGTTAAGCTAGAGAAATCGCGATTTGGAACACAAGGAAGAAACTGCGCCTTCCGTATTTTGTGGGGTACCGAAGACATTGGTGTCCGTGATGAGGAGAGCTGGTTTGACGCAGTTAAAAGTTCTGAACATCTTACAAGTGCCGGCGCATGGTATACCTTGAAGATGCCCGATGGATATGAAAAGAAGTTTCAACCATCTAAATGGACCGAGCTCATCCACGCAGACGAAGAGTTCAAAAACAACATCATCAAGTTAATGGATGAAGAGGTTGTGCAGAAGTTCGATCGACGTGAAGGATCCGCCGAACAATTTTACGCAGATCCTGAATAAAGCACTTGACAGCCCTCCTGCAATAGATTATACTATGTATATGAACTTGTAGGAGGGTTTCATGAACAATTTAGGTTACGCATGTATAAACCAAGGCTTTTCAACGCTGCCAAAGTCGCAGCGTATCACAACCAATCGTACGATGATTAAGCGTACGTTTCATGACCGCGGCATCGAGTACGCTGCAGAACTTGCATTGCAGAACCTGCGCGACTTATACACGATTCTCGAATGGAATCTACAGCACGATATTTACTTTTATCGGCTTTCCTCCAATATTATTCCGTGGGCTTCCGAGTATGACCTTGTAGATATGCCCAATTTCGGCGCTATACACGCCGCGGCACTCAAGGCGGGCAACTTTGCCCGTAAGCACGGAATGCGGCTCACATCGCATCCTGGACCGTTTAACAAACTAGCATCACCCAAAGAGCGTGTATACCAACTCACCAAGACTGATCTATCTGTTCACGGTGACTTGTTTGATCTTATTGGCTTGCCGCGCACTCCGTACGCCAAACTTAATATTCATGTCGGTGCAGCCTACGGTGACAAGCCATTCGCTCTCGACAACTTCTGTCGCAACTTCGAGCGTCTGCCTGACAATGTTCGCTCTCGCTTGACTGTCGAGAACGATGACAAGGAGTCACTGTATTCTACATTGGAGTTGTATGAAGGCGTGTACAAGCGCATTGGTATCCCAATTGTGTTTGACTACCATCACCATATGCTACACCCTGGCGGTCAGACCGAACAGGAAGCCCTTGAGCTTGCGCTCTCCACTTGGGGTGACATCAAGCCAGTAGTTCACTACGCAGAGTCTCGTTCCCTCGAACACGACAACCCAAAGATCAAACCACAAGCACACTCTGATATGCTCCGTCGCCCGTATAATGACTACGGAAACGACTTCGATACGATGCTGGAATGCAAGTTTAAAGAAGTTGCGTTATTGGAGTATCGTGCTATAATGAATGAACAAAGGACAACAGCATGACAAAAACTGATAGAAAACGAGTATTGATTATTGATTCACTAAATCTCTACCTAAGAGCGTATATCATGGATCCAAGCCTAACTATGCAAGGAGAGCCATGTGGGGGCATCAAGGGGTCCCTCAAGATCCTGCAGAAGCTTGTTAGAGATTCTAACCCGGACGAGATTATTTTTGTCTGGGATGGACCAAATGGGTCCCAGAAGAGGAAATCACTCAACAAAGATTATAAGTCTGGGCGAAAGCCGATCCGATTGAACCGGAGCGTTAAGAACCTAACAGATGAAGAGGAGATGCACAACAAGGTTTGGCAACAGATGCGCCTGATGGAATACTTCAATGAAATGCCGATCATTCAGATCATGATCGCAGAAGTAGAAGCGGATGACGTAATCTCGCACCTGACTCATCTGAATCACTACGCCGGCTGGCAAAAGGTTATCGTATCTAATGATAAAGATTTTTACCAACTGTGCGATGAAGAGACAGTAGTTTTCCGACCAGTAAGCAAGACCGTCTATAACAAGAAGCGGATCGTAGAAGAGTTGGGTGTCCACCCTCGCAATATGGCACTAGCCCGAGCACTGGTGGGGGACGCCTCGGATAACCTTCCGGGCATCAAATCAGTCGGCTTCAAGACTATTCAACGCCGACTTGGATTCCTTGCGGCTGACAAGGACTACACTATTGACGATATCATATCATATTGCGAAAAGGTCGACAATAAGCTTAAATTTCACAACAACATCTTGGAAGGTCAAGAGGTAATCGCACATAATTACAAAATGATGCAACTTTATTCTCCCATGCTTTCGCCCCAATCAAAAGACTTTGTTCGGAATGCTGTAGAAAACTTCGAATGTAATTTCAACAAGATAGAGATAATTAAGAAAATGCGCGACGATGGTTTTGGCGAATTGAACTGGAAAGATCTCGAATTGCATCTTAATAAAATCAATTCGGAATGCTAAAAACCTTGACTTCTGGGTCAATGGTGTTATAATTATAAACACAATAAGGAGGTGATGCTTGGCGGGCTCAGCAACACCAAACACACCTACTTTCGGTAAGTATGGAAAGACATTTCAGGAAGGACTAGTACAGTTAATCTACCAAGATCGACCATTTGCCGATCAGATTACTGAGGTCTTAGATCTGAACTTCCTTGAACTGGAGTATCTCCGGGTCTTCACAGAGAAGATCACCGCATACAGGGATCGCTATTCTAAGCACCCGTCCGCAGATGCGATCACCACGATCCTGCTAACAGAGTTGGAGAAAGAGGAGAAAGTTACTCAACAGCAGGTCAAAGAGTATTTCGCCCGCATATCTACCAGTGAGTTGGAGGACGGGGAATACATAAAAGAGCAATCTCTAGATTTCTGCCGCAAGCAGAATCTTAAAGAAGCAATGCTCCAGTCAGTGGACCTGCTGCAGTCGTGCTCATTTGATGAGATCTCTAAGACAATCAATGATGCTCTGAAGCTCGGCTCTGAGACCAATTTTGGTCACGATTATCTTAAAGACTTCGAGGCTCGATACCAGCCCCGACACCGGCAGCCCGTTACGACTGGGTGGGCAGATATTGACGCCATCGTTGGCGGCGGTCTCGGCAAGAGTGAACTGGGGGTTGTTATTGCCCCCACTGGCGCTGGAAAGTCAATGGTGCTCGTACACCTGGGAGCGCAGGCAATCCTAGAGGGCAAAACAGTTGTACACTACACGCTAGAGCTTCAGGACACGGTAATCGCGAATCGTTACGATAGTTGTATCACAGGGTACCCTTTAAGTGACTTGATGGGTTTCAAAGATGAGATCTATGATGATATCAAAGATCTGGATGGCTCTCTCATCGTTAAAGAGTATCCAACGAAATCCGCATCTGTAAACACCATCAAGGCTCACTTGAATAAACTTATTAAAAGAGGAGTTAACCCGGGTCTGATTATTGTTGACTATGCCGATTTGTTGAAGCCTGTTGTGGTGAGAAAAGAGAAACGCGCCGAACTGGAATCAATTTACGAGGATCTTCGTGGAATGTCGACCGAGTTTTCGTGCCCTGTTTGGACCGCTTCACAAACCAACCGATCAGGTCTAAACGCAGAGGTAATTACGATGGAACAGATATCGGAAGCGTTCAACAAATGCTTTGTCGCCGACTTTATTTTGTCGGTTTCGAGAACCATCGAAGATAAGCAAAATAACACCGGCAAGATTTTTATTGCAAAAAATCGAAACGGACCTGATGGAATCATATATGATATATTTATGGATACATCAAACGTAAACATAAGAACAATGCCAAAAGCAAACACAATAAGCCCATCTGCCACCTCAACACAGGTAGCCACTAGCCCAGTTGCCCTGGGACCGAAAGCACAGCGGGAGTTATTGCTGAACAAGTATGACAAGTACAGAAAAACTAATTATAAAAGGAAATAGTAATGAGAAGAACAGTAGAGAACATTCGTAGATTCAGGTTATCTGATTCGTTTATAGAGCCGTATAGCACTGCTAAGGTTCCATGGGGACCCCTAGGGTATGTTACTTTTAAGAGAACATACGCGAGGCGGCTGAGTGAGTTTGAGTCCGGCGCCACTGGCACCGAGGAGTGGTATCAGACATGCCGTCGTGTAATTGAGGGCATGTTTGCTATCCAGAAGGAGCACGTTATCCGGCTGGGCTTAGAGTGGAATGACCAGAAAGCCCAACGCACCGCCAAGGATGCATATGACAGGCTTTTCAATCTTAAGTGGACCCCACCGGGTCGCGGTCTCTGGATGATGGGCACAAAGTTCGTCGAAGAACGCACCGGCGCCGCTCTCTTTAACTGCGCGTTTCGGTCAACTGCCGACTTGGATAGAAAGGGCGGCTATATCTTCGCCTGGATTATGGATGCTTTGATGGTGGGTGTTGGGGTCGGTTTCGACACCAAGGGCGCCGGCACGGTGTCCATTCAAGAGCCACATTTCACTAACGATATTTTGGTTATAGATGATTCTCGCGAAGGCTGGGTCAACTCTGTGCACGTATTGTTGGATGGGTACCTCCATGGGGGCAGCGTTCCCAAGTTTGACTATTCCGCTATTCGACCTGAGGGCGCGAAGATCTATGGGTTTGGAGGAACTTCTTCTGGGTCCGGACCCCTGAAAGAACTCCATGAAAACCTCAAAGAGTTGTTTGCGCCAAAGATCGGCGAACTTATCAGCTCTGTTGATATCGTCGACATTGAAAATTTAATTGGTCGTTGTGTCGTGTCTGGCAACGTCCGTCGTTCGGCTGCGCTTGCACTTGGTGAGCACGATGATTTCCGTTACTTGGAGATGAAGAATGATCAAGAGAAATTATATCATCACCGCTGGGGCTCCAATAACTCCTACGCCGCATCAGTTGGCATGGATTACTCATGGCATGCAAACCAAGCCCAAGAGAACGGAGAACCTGGAACTATTTGGCTGGAGAATGCACGAGCATACGGCAGACTCAAGGACGGAATCAACTATGACGACGCAGAGGTGGTTGGCTTCAATCCTTGTGTGGAGCAAAGCCTTCATAATGCTGAAATGTGCTGCTTGGTGGAAACCTTCCCTGCTAAACACGAAGACTATGAAGATTATGTGAAGACCCTCAAGTGTGCATATCTGTATGGCAAGACGGTTACCCTCGTTAACACTCACTGGCCAGAGACCAACGCAAAGATGCTAAAGAATCGCCGTATCGGACTCTCTCAGTCGGGCATCGTACAGGCTTTCAAAAAGCATGGTCGACGCAATATGATGGAATGGTGCGATAACGCCTACAGCCATGTGCGCGATTTGGATCAGGAATATTCCAACTGGCTTTGCGTGCCTCGCTCTATTAAGATGACGTCAATCAAGCCATCAGGAACGGTATCCTTGTTGAATGGCTCGACTCCTGGGATTCACTTTCCAGAAAATGAATACTATATTCGACGAATCCGGTTTTCTAGTGGGTCCCCCATCCTGGACACGTTGCGAGAGGCAGGACACCACATCGAGGACGATGCCTACTCCCCCAACACTTCAGTTGTTGAGTTCCCGGTTAAAGAAGAGCACTTTACAAAGGGAAAGAAGGATGTTAGTATGTGGGAACAATTAGAGATCGCAGCACAGTACCAGTATTATTGGGCAGATAACGCAGTATCCGTAACGGTCACCTTTAATGAAAAGGAAGCCGCTCAGATAAACAGCGCACTTGAGATGTATGAAACGCGCCTGAAGGCAGTCTCTTTCTTAAAAGTTAGTGACAACGGATACAAACAGGCTCCATATGAGCCGATTACAAAAGAGCAGTATGAGAAGATGTCAAGCAAGATAACCCCGGTCACAAGGATTCATACCGAGGAAGCAGGGGTGGGAACAAAATATTGTGACGGCGCTTCGTGCGAAATTTAAATCGAGATAACTGTGAACTTTAATTACTTAATGGACCCCCACTTCTCTAGAAGAAAATGCAAAGCAAACAACGAAGAGTGCTACTACGTCCCAGCCGGGAATTTAAGAACCACAGCAGGTAACAGCGTGCATTTTCCCGTTTACTGCAGAAACTGCGGTCAACGAGAAGATATATTCCTCACCCAAGAGCAATACAAGACACAACAAAAACTTATATTAAAGGAGATAAAAGATGTTTAGACCAGTGAATAGATATATTCTAATTAATCTTGAGCAAGCACAGGAGAAGGATTCACAAGCCTCTCTCATTGTTCTTCCAGAAGATTACAAGCCAGAAGAGGAGCAGTATGCTACTGCAAATGTGGTCACAGCCGCTGCTGACGTAAGGTTCGACTTATCGTCTGCTTCTAAAATAGTTATCGATAAGTCTATGATAGAGCAAATAAAGATCGGACACACTAATTACAGCATAATTCTGGACAATTACGTCGTAGGAATAGTAGAATAAATGGGATCTTGAATGGATAAGAATTTCTACAATGAGGCTTCCGCAAATAAACTCGGTTGGGAGCCTCATTGGTTTGGCGAGAAGTATTACGATGACAAGTTAGTCAGAGCGATCAAGAAATGGCAGAAGCAGAAGAAAATCAAGGCTGATGGTTTATGCGGACCCGCGACATTTCGCAGGTTATGGACTGAACGCCAAGCAAAAATTGATGAATATAAGCCCGTAGAAAGGCATTATTCAAATTACATTGTATATAACGGAAACTTTTTCCCCATCCAATGGAGCAAATTCGTACTGTGGTCTGAAAAAGGCGGTCATCGCGCTAAGCCCGGAACCTATTACGACTATTCGGCGCGCCCGCAGAGGTCCATACGATATTTTGTAAATCATTGGGATGTCTGCCTGTCATCAGAATCTTGCCAGAGAGTATTAGATCGCCGCGGCATATCAGTTCATTTTCTTATTGATAATGATGGAACGATTTACCAGACAATGGATCTTCAGCATGCGGCATGGCATGCGGGCTCTTCACGTTGTAATCGACCGTCAGTTGGGGTGGAGATTTCAAATGCTTATTATTCCAAGTATCAAGACTGGTATATTAAAAATGGCTTCGGCGAACGCCCAATCCTAGAAAACGTAAGAGTACACGGAGAATCGCTGGCTCCGTTCACCGGCTTTTATCCAGAGCAACTGGAAGCACTTAAGAAACTCTGGACTGCTATTCACGGTGCCACTGGGATACCTTACGAAACACCACTCAACCAGTTTGGTACGACTTCGAAGGGGTATGAACAGTCCGTTGCGTACGGAAACTTTACAGGGTTCGTAAGCCACTACCACATAAATAAAAACAAAATTGATTGCGCAGGGCTTGATATAAAAGAAATGCTGTCTGAAATTCAGTCTATTATCGCCCCGCCTCACTGCCCTAACGACGAGACATAAAAAGTAGTTGACACTTTGGTCCAACTAGGTTATAATCTATCAAACATTAGGAGAAACATGTTTACAAACCTATTACTATCGCTGTGTCTTATGGGCACTGCAAACGCTAGCACGCTTAGTGACAGCGAGACATCTTATTCAGGTGCATCTATCTTAGAAGGAGACTGGGACGTATCGTTTGAAACCGCTACCGACATCGCTGGCAGTGAGGACCGATTTCCGTACGCCTTTTTTGAGGGGAATACGCTTTACGTTGGGAACTCGGACATTTATGATAACACCGTTGATGCCATTGTGGAATTTTTCTGGTTCCAATCGTCGATTGATCGGGGTACAGATTTTTATGTTGCCGTTATCAAAACAAGGGTTACACCGGGGCATGACTGCCACTATGCTCCCTGGGACTGGGCAAGGGGCGCGCAGTGTAAGCTATGGGCAGACGAGTGGAGTGATTGGGGTGAACATCCGGTTCTAAGCGTGGAGGCTATGACAGACGTCGAGCGCGAGCAAGGCGCTTTCCGTTGGGATTGGTCGGTTCCGTTTGAATCGTATGGTATGGATGCCTATGGGCAAGTCACATTCCAGAATGCGTATGGCATTGGTTCCGACTCCGAGGGCGCTGTAATGGCGCACGGGGAATACAAAGTGGATGAAGAGGGCACTGAAGTGCAAGCCGCAGGCGATCTTCAAGTAAAAGGTTTCCACTCGTCAGAATATTCGGTCCAGACGCAATACGAGGTTACTCTCTATGAGTGGGATGTGTTCGTCGACGGACGCGCGGATCTAATGGCTTGGGACATGTACCTAAACCTCGGCGCCAGGGAGACACAGTCAGCCTACCACGAATACTTCTTGAGTGTCCAGGTAGAGGAAGGCATGCCCTTCATGATAGAGCAGTTAAACTTTATGGGCAACTTTGACACTGGCTGGTACGATCCCTTTCATCATGAGCTTGGGGTCACCTTAAGCGACTTGGTCATCTCGCAACCACTTTTCATCCCCGCAGAGGAGCAAGAAGAGGAAGAACCAGTAGTCGCAGAGAGTGATACCGGCAGTGCACCTGAGGCGGAAGCCTCGGACACAGGTGAGCCGTTTGAGTTTGCCGAGGACGCAACCGAAGCGGGCACCAAGTCGTCCACTGGGTGCAGTTGCGCGGCAACTAACCGTAGCAGCCTATATCTCATCTTTATGGCTGCGCTGGTAGTAGGGTTTAGAAGGCAAAGTTGATCTATTCGCATGATAACGTTGTAATTGGAGGAGAACTCTCTGCACTGTTGTATGCGTATGTTAATGGGTACCCTCTCTTTTTCACCACGCCGGTGTATCCTTTCCGATTTGATTACTTTGAGTCGACTGTCGATCTCCGATGCGTGGGCATTCCTTCTATCGCGCAAGTTTTGAAAACCCCATCTGGCTTCAAAGAAGTTGGGATTCCTAAATACTTACTGTGGGAAAGATTATTCTTTCTGCTTTCTTTAAGAGGGCTATTGCCATTAGCCGGCTTTTGTGGTAAAATGAGATATGACGGAGATAAAGTTGTCTGCACAAATGAATACTCAAAGATATATGAATTTAGTTTTGACACTTGTTATTATTTTAGAGATGCTAATATATCTGGGCTAGCACAAAGCCGCATAGATACAGCAGGAGATTATATTTGTTATGATCAGATTGCATTCAATAGAGGAGGAAAGCATGAAATTGATTACATATCCACAGATGATGATTTTGTGGGCGAGATATGGTTCCATTCATCTGATAGAATTGATGGGAATACTGGTGTTAAAGATGCTTGTATCGTGTCCCGCTTAAAGCATAGCCAGATCACAGACCCCAATTATTCTGAAACCATGGCACGGTTCAAGATGGAGAGTGTCCTCAAAGAGCACGGAATGAAAGGTCCGTTCAATGGTTACGGACCAAATGGTCGCCCAAAACACTACAAGATTAGAACGTCCCACATTAAAAGAGTGCAGGCACCCCCACCTATCATGCCATGGGAAGAGAGTGGCAATATTAAGAAAACGAATCTTGATAATCAACAAATGATAGAGATGTTAAGTCGGGAGACCCTGGGGCAATACGAGAAACTGAAATGCGATTACATCTTGCCGGCATAGTGCCCGTCGCCAATTTAAAAACAGACCACAAGAATGTTTTTCCCGAAGTCCTGCTCCCGGTAGACAATGGATTTACCGCTATTCAGAAATCGGTTTATGAGTGTGCCATGGCTGGCTGCAGCACCATTTGGGTTGTTGCAAATGATGATCTAATACCGCTGGTTCGCAAGACTATAGGGGACTGGATTTACGACCCCGTTTATTACGCTAGAAATTATAGTAAATTTTACAAGGAACAACGGAAAGAAGTGCCTATTTATTACGTTCCCATACACCCAAAAGACCGCGAACGTCGCGACTCTTACGGGTGGTCGATTCTCCACGGAATCCACAGCGCATGGAGAACAGCGTACAGACTTTCAAAGTGGACAATCCCCCAGAAGTACTATATTTCTTTTCCCATGGGAATGTTCGACGTAGAAAGCCTTAGACCACATAGAAGAGAGATAAAAGATAAAGAAAAGAATTTTTTCTTTACGCATAAAAATAAAACAGTGAAAGATGACTTACCTCTTTCTTTCACGATGACAGGAGAAGATTTTAAGTTATGCCGACGACACGTGAACAAAACAACCACAAGGGAATATTTACCCCCTTTACCAGACCAGCAATACCCTTCGGAGAAGCTGCCGCTGACCCAGAGGTGGAGCGCACGCCACTTTCCGATGAGCGTTATTTTCCAACCACTCCAGTGCAGCCCAAAACACGCGACTAAGATTGAAGCGGACTGGTTCTATGACGCCACCGCTTGGTCGGGATATTGCGACTACCTATCTTCTGACAACTTGATTGAAAGACCGTACGAAGGTATAATACGCCCCCATACCCATACAAAGATTCCCGGAGAGGATAAATAGATGCTCTGGTTACTCCGACGCCTTAAACACAAACTTGAACACTATAGTTTACAGAATATTAAAAAACAATTGTTGCAATATGGCTTGTCCTTTGTTATAATATTTGTAGCCTGGGAGATTATAGAGGACGTTCTCTTCCCGCTGCTGTTTATTTGGTTGGGCAATAATGTAAACCCCTGGTTTTTAACGGGGGCTCCAATTAGTTGGATTTTATGCTTGCACCCAATCGCAGTACCTGTTATATTCACTTTATACATTAAATTATCTGGGAGGGTAAATGACACAACCAACAAAATCGAACACGAATTCTGCAACCACGACGAGGGCGAACCCCAAGATTAAGTTCGTAGGTCTACATGCACACAGCGTAGCCGGATCCATCTTCGATGCCATCGGATTTCCAGATGCCCATATGGACTTCTGCTACCAGAACGGCGGCGAAGCACTGGCACTAACAGATCATGGTAACATGAACGGTCTAGCCGGACAAGTTCTGCATGCTAAGAAAATGCACGAAGCAGGCAAAGACTTCAAGCCCATCTTTGGATGTGAGGCGTATTTTACTCCATCGATTGCCGAGTGGCACGATGCCTACAACAAGGCGATGGAAGATAAGAAGAAAGCCCGCGCCATCAAGAAGGATGCCCAGTCTGGCGCTACAGTCGAGGACGAAGGTGACAGCAAGAAGACTCAAGGCATCCTAAAGCGCCGTCGGCACCTTGTTCTCTTGGCTCAAAACCAAACCGGACTCAACAATCTTTTCAAGCTAGTATCCGAATCCTACCAGCCCGAAAACTTCTACCGGTATCCACGGATTGACTACGCCCTCCTGAAGAAATATAATGAAGGTGTCATTGCCTCGTCAGCGTGCCTAGGCGGCGTTTATGCCGGTAACTACTGGGAATACCGGGAGGATGGCGAAGAAGCCGTCCTAGAGGCTATGAGGGAGTCTACACGACAGATGGTAGATATCTTTGGAGATCGCTGGTACGCTGAGATCCAATGGAACGACATCAAGGAGCAACACGAACTGAACCAGTATGTGATTCAAGTAGCCAAAGAGTTTGGTGTTCGCCTTGTAACAACAGCAGATAGTCATTATCCTAACCCAGATGCTTGGAAAGATCGCGAGTTGTACAAGCGGCTTGGCTGGCTCGGCAAGGGGCGCCCTTCTTGGGCAGAAGATGAGTCGCAACTACCTGAAGGTGTTGAAGAAATTGGTTACGAACTGTATCCAAAGAACGGCGATCAGATGTGGGATAGTTACAAGCACTACTCCGCGGAGCAGGGCTTTGAATACGATGATGCGCTAGTTCTAGAGAGCATCGAAGAAACTCACAGAATTGCATTCGACAGGATTGAGTCGTTCTTGCCCGACAATACGGTACGCCTACCCGAGTTTGTTGTGCCAGCCGGCTTCACGGCGACCCAGGCATTGGTAAACTTTGCTCTTGAGGGATTGAGAGAGAAGGGTTTGCATGATAACAAGGAGTATACAGAACGCCTTAAGCACGAATTGAACGTCATCGATGACAGAGGATTCTCGAAGTATTTCTTAACGATGAAATCGATTGTCGATGTGGCAACTGACATGATGCTGACCGGTCCCGGGCGCGGCTCTGCAGCCGGCTCTCTGGTGGCGTACGCGCTGAATATCACACAGGTTGATCCGATCAAGTATGACCTTCTGTTTTCGCGCTTCCTTCGTTCCGATGCGACCGACTACCCGGATATTGACTATGATGTAAGTGATAGCATGGCTCTAAAGGAGAAGTTGGTGGAGATGTGGGGCGAGGACTGCGTTGCTCCAATCTCTAACTGGAACACGCTGCAACTAAAGTCTCTTATTAAGGATATTTCAAAGTTGTATGATATTCCATTTACAGAGGTCAATACGGTAACTTCGGTCATGATGAGGGAGGCAACGCAAGATGCCAAGCAAAAGCATGGAATTAAGGCTGGTGTTTATAACCCTACCTGGGAAGAAGTAATGGAGTTTTCCCCTACGCTGCGGTCATTCCTCAGCAAACACCCGGCGGTCAAGACGCACGTTGAAGGGCTTGTGGGGCAAGTTCGTAGCTGTTCACGACATGCGGGTGGCGTTGTGATTGCAGAAAACCTTGATGAAAACATGCCCCTGATTAACTCAGGCGGCGTTCGTCAGGCACCGTGGGCAGAGGGGCAGAATGTCCGCCACCTTGAGCCGATGGGATTCATTAAGTTCGACTTGCTTGGCTTGTCCACTCTCAAGATGATGGAGGGTTGCATCGAGCACATCCTTCGACGCCATCACGGAGTTGAGGACCCCACCTTTGCGCAAGTGAGAGAGTATTATGATACCAAACTGCATCCTGATGTCATGGATCTGAACAATCAGGAGATATATGAAAACATTTTCCACACCGGGAAGTGGGCAGGGGTGTTTCAGTTCACAGAGCAGGGCGCCCAAAAGTTCTGCGTACGTGCGAAGCCGCGCAACATCATCGACGTATCGGCTATCACGTCTATCTATCGCCCAGGTCCCCTGTCAGCAAATGTGCATGACGAATATGTGGAGGCAAAGGACAGCCCTCATCACATTAAGTATCTCAATGATGACGCCCATGAGGTCACTCATGAAACATTCGGGTTCCTTATCTTTCAAGAGCAGATTGCGCTGCTTGCCCATAAGTTGGGTGGCTTGACGCTTGATGAAGGCAACATGTTGCGCAAGGTCCTCACCAAGAAGGGAACAGGCAAAGGCAGCGTTAAGGACGTCTTGCACAACAAGTTCATTAACGGGTGCGTAAGCAACAAGATCGCTAAAGATAAGGCACAGGCATTGTGGGATAAGTTCGAATACTTCTCTGGCTACGGCTTCAACAAGTCGCATGCGGTCAGTTATTCGATCATCTCATTCCAGTGCGCATGGCTGTGGAATTATTATCCCGCAGAGTGGATGGCAGCATTTCTCGATAAGGAGCCAGAAACACGCAAGGAGAAAGCGATCAATGTTGCAAAACAATACGGCTTTGACATCGCGCCGCTAGACGTTAATAAGTCAGGCACAGTATGGGAGATCAGCGATGACGCCAAGACTCTCATCCAGCCGCTTACGTCTATCAAGGGTTTGGGGATGTCTGCTATCGAGCAGGTACTATCCAACCGACCATTCATGAACGCCGAAGATCTGCTCTTCAGGGAGGGAGTATCCTACAGCAAACTCAACAAGAAAGCAATGGACGCTCTCTGTCGCGGCGGCGCCTTAGACAACATTGTCGATGATCGGTTTTCTGGACGCAAACATTTTTGGTCTGCTTGTATTGTAGAGCGCCCCAAGAACCTAAAAAGATTTGCAGAAAATGTGGAACTTTATAGACCAGAGGGGGACTTCTCGGAGGAAGAGATCATTCAGTTTAAGACAGATTTGACTGGTGTCTTCCCGATTAACTTGGTTATCAGCCTGGAAACGATCCAGAAATTACAAGAAAAGTTCATTCCACCAATCTCTGAGTTTGATCAGGAACTTCAAGTTTGCTGGTTCATCCCCAGGAAGGTAACTGAAAGAAAAACGAAGAAAGGCAAGCCCTATTGGATCGTGGAAGTTATTGATTCCAATAACGAAGTTACTAGAATCCGATGCTGGGGGGTGAAGCCTGGTAGAGATCGCATTCAATTAAATCGCCCATATATGGCAAAACTTGATTATGATGAGAACTGGGGCTTTTCAACTTTTGCTCTTTGGAAAACATTCCGCTTGCTGGGGTGACCACTACATACTTTATACAAGGAGAAACACCCCGTGAATGTTATAAAGTATTTTAGTCCGTTATTGAAAGAGCCATGCCTCATAGATGATCTGCCGGTCGTTATCAGGCTCACCAAATTTGATGAGCCAACCGCCAAGGCTTTTTCCGGAGCAATGATGAAGGCGCAAAACACCGGACAACCAATTATCCCTATTATTATAGATAGTTATGGTGGTCAAGTCTACAGCCTCATGTCCATGATTTCGGATATCAAGCACTCTAAGATCCCGGTCGCCACCATCGTGCAAGGCAAGGCGATGTCTTGTGGAGCCATATTATTTAGTTTTGGCGCCGATGGTCACAGATATATGGATCCCGATGCCACCTTGATGATTCACGATGTGTCATCGATGGGTTGGGGAAAAGTAGAAGAGATTAAAGCCTCTGCTGAGGAAACCGACAGGCTCAACAGAAAGATCTACACGATGATGGCTGAAAACTGCGGTCACCATAAGGACTATTTTTTAGATATCGTTCACGAAAAGGGTCACTCCGATTGGTTCTTGGAAGCCGATGAGTGCAAGAAACACAATCTTGCTAATCATATGCATATACCTGAATTAAAAATCAAAACAAAAATTGAATTTGATTTCGGATAAAGGGCTCCCCTTCTAGTTACGTCGGAGGTCCATTATGAGTGCTAGCGAAAAAATAAGATGGCGCAGGCTATTGAACGAACTCTCGTATTTAAGCGAAGAAAAAGATTTTGTAGAATCCATTGTGAAGGAATCCTCAGTTGATTTCCAGCAGCACTACAGCGACTTCTGCGATCGGATGTCTTTTAATATAGACAGCCTCAATGAGAGGAATGCAGAAAAGATCAGGCGCATGTACGGAATCAACGCAGAAGATATGGATATCGAAGAGACCAAGAAGGCTTTAACCGAGGCGTACCAGGAGATTGTGAAGTATACTGAGCCCCCGGTGTACAACACGAACCCCTCTCAGGCTGAAGAGCCCGCTGGAAATGAGTATCAGATGACTCAAGATGAGCAGGAACTGCATGAGTCCTTTAACAAAGTTTTTCGCCAGATAGCGATGATCCTACACCCGGACAAGTTGGATGGTGGGCTTTCCGATGAGCAAAGGAACGCAAAAATTGATAAATTTAATCTTGCTAAGAGATCCCTGGAGGAGAGAAAGTATTTTGTCCTCTTGGACATGGCAAAGGAGTTTAATATTAAGACACCGCGAAACTACAAGCAACAGATTCGCTGGATGAAGAAAGAAATAGAAACCCTTAAGGTGGCGATCGGCAATGGAAAAACAACTTACAATTACATCTTTGCGGAGTGCGAGTCGGAGCGAGAGAAAGATGCTCTAGTCAAGAAGTTTATGCAGCAGTTATTTGGAATAAACTTCTAGAAAGTGGTTGACATACCCTCCCTACCTTGTTATAATTAATAGGTAATCAAAGGAGGGACAGATGTCCGACACTACCAACCAAAAGCAGCAATATGTTAAAGAATATATTCGCAACCTAAACGCAATTGAAGAGGCTATGGAGCCTTATAAGGAGCAACGACGAGAACTTCGTACTGAATTTCGAGAGAATGGGTACCTGAATACCGATGAGATCCGAGCCGCCGTAAAGGCTTATCGCCTTTTTAAGGGCAAGTTTGATATCGAAGAGGTATATGACAACTTCAAACTCTTTGATGGAAATGAGTGAACATGATTTTAGAATACGCAAAGATACGAGAACAGGCTCATGACCCCACGCGCGCTAACCCGTCTGACGCAGGTCTAGATGTGTTTTTCTCACCACCGGACAAGGCGACGGTCTTAATGAACCCGGGCGACAGCAAGATCTTTGAGACGGGACTAAAGTTTGGCGTGCCGCATGGGTATATGCTGGAAGTTAAGAATCGAAGTAGTGTGGCAGCCAAGAGATCGTTGATTGTGGGAGCGTGTGTCATCGACTCGGGCTATGATGGCGAGGTCTTCATTAACTTGCACAACGTGGGGAACAAAATACAGGTCGTTGCCCCCGGGGACAAGATTGCACAACTGGTTATGATCCCCGTTATGCATTTCCGCCCCTCAGCAGTCCAAGAGACCGAGTTGTATGGGTACCCAATGACAATAAGCAATAGAGGCGACGGAGCGCTGGGAAGCACAGATGGATAACACGAAGCAAGCAGTACTCAACACCCTGCAGTCAAAAGTGGACTGGGCTCATTTTTTTAGAATCGTACGAACAATCGGGGATTCGCTAAACGGTCGCAAAGATCGTTTTGATAAGTCAGACATGTTTGAGGAGGCGCTGGAACTTTGTTCCGGCGGCGCCGTGCAGTGGGTGGACCAGATCGGCTGGGATCACTTGATCAAAGACATCACTCAGGAAATGAAGAGCCAAAAGCATTGCTTGTATACTCCGACAGGGACGCTAAAGAAGAATAGTGCTCCCATCAAATTGATGAATAGCCTAGGCAGCGCAGCCAACAGGACCATTGAGGAAGTGATCAGGTTCAACCATCTTCTGATTGTCGACACGGGAAGTCGCAGTTCGTTTGCCGCAGCAATAGTGGCAAAGAAAGATATTAGAGAAGAATGGCTTGACTTTAAGACAGACGGTGTTATATTAAAGGTTCCGACTACGCATCTAGATTTTGTAGTAAGACCAACAGAGATGACAGTCGGAGAACCCAAGCGATCCATGCTGTCGTACCAGCAAGAGAAGAGAAAACTACAAAGGCGAATTCTTGAGTCAATTTAAGATTAAAACTGTATCCTACAAAGGAAGCAAGAGAAAGTTGCTTTCCAGCATTGTCGAGCTTGCTCGCGAAGTCAACGCGGAAAGTGTCTTTGACGGGTTCTCGGGTACCGGGATCGTCAGCGCAACTCTACGCAACGAGGGGTACGTTGTCTCAGGGTGTGATCTGAATTTCAGTTCATACGTTTTTGGCAAAGTGTTCCTAGAGGGGTATAACCCGCAAATAGTCGAGAAGCACCTCGATGTGATGAATGGTCTATCGCCCATCGATGGCTGGCTATCGCAAAATTATTCCGGCGTCGTGACACGCAAAGTTCGCGGAACGGGAACCGTAGCCCAACGCCCACTTGGGCTCCTCGCTTCGAACGCTTCTAAGATAGATGCTGCTAGGGATTATATTGAATCAATATCCAACATAAGTGAGCAAGATAAGAACGCCCTAATCTTTAGTACAATCAGAGGAGCAGATAGCGTATTCAACAACTCTAACGATCAGAAAAGCTCATTCAAAGAATGGAGTCCTAAATCGCAGAAAGACGTCCTGTTCGAGGCTCCAACCTTGGTTAGTGGACCATCCGGCTCCCAATACTGCGGCGACATATTCAGCCTCGATATCCCAGAAAAAGATTTTGTGTACCTAGACCCTCCCTACACTCATGGGGTATTATACGCTGCCTGCTATCACCTGAATGATTCTATTGCAATGTGGGATAAGCCCGAGTTAGATCATGGATACGCAGTACCGAGACCATCTCGCGCGGCATTTCGAACCAAGAGCGCCGGCTCCTTTTACGGGAAGAAGACTGCATCGTACGATTTTGATAGACTTCTGTCCAAGTTCAAGGGTAAGCGCACGGTACTCTCTTACTCTGACGCACCGCGGAATTGCATTAATATTGCCGACTTGGTAAAAATCTGCAAGAACCACGGGAAAGTCAAAGTGACTGACACAGAACACAGAATTTGTACCCAGTACAGCAGTCAGATCAAACGATCTACCAAACTAAAAGAATTTTTTATAATCATTGACAACTAAAAGGAATAAACAATGAACAAGACAACACAAAAGACAATGTTTAGCTCTGCCACTGGCAACTGGGCAACCCCTCAAGACTTTTTTGATAAGTTAAACTGGCGCTTTGGACCCTTTAATCTGGATCCTTGTGCCTCGACACACAACACCAAGTGCGCCAACTTCTACACAGAAGCAGAGAACGGACTAGAAAAGAACTGGGAAGGGTTCACGTGTTTTGTTAATCCTCCGTACGGTCGTGGCATCGATCGGTGGATTGAGAAGTCTTACAATGAGGCGAAGAAGCCTGGTACAAAGGTTGTAATGCTCATCCCCGCACGGACAGACACCAAATACTGGCACTCCTTTGTTATGAAGGCATCCGAGATTCACTTTGTTAAAGGCAGGCTTAAGTTTGGTGATAGCAAGAACGCCGCCCCATTCCCGTCAGCAGTTGTGGTATTCGATGGTGGAGACGAACTCTGGCGCGTTGAAGGGATTAACAAATGAATCGCCAGCAGCGCCGAGCAATGAACAAACATATGGGTAAAGATGCAACAGAAAATCTCACCGAAAAAATTTCCCAGTTTGGAAACCTGCCGCAACAGTGCAATGCTTGTAACGAGCCGTTTAACAAAAAAGACAAAGACATGGTAAACTCTTGGAGCGTAGTGGTAAAGCAAGAAGTCGTTCGACTCTTCTGTCCACATTGCATCCAAAAGACCCAGAAGGTTTTAGAAAATGAGCGTGGCTAGACTATCAATCAGCGGCTTAAAGAAGATTCTCGCCGGTAAAGTTAAAGAGGATGCAACTTGTGTCATTAAGTTTTATTCCAATGAATGTCACCTCTGTCACAACCTAAAGGAATACTATGAAGAGATATCGGATATCGATGGATATAATAAGATTCACTTCTTTGCATTCAACGTCGATAACTATCCGGCTATTGAAAAGCAGTTAAGTTTCAATGGTGTTCCCACCATCTCTTTAATCAAAACATATTCAACACCAAGAAAGCCAAAAATTAGGATCCTAGGAGATCCCGAAAACCCCCAAGAGCATACGTGGTACACCACGAAAGCAATCAAAGATTTTATAGAAAAGGAGAAATAAGATGTCTGATTTACTAATGAAAAGAAGGTTCGAAGCAACACTACTGTACCTTAAAGCCCACCAGCTTGAAAGCTTCAATCGAATCGAACAACTGCTTGCTGATAGTAGCGTGTCTTTGGACGACATAAGCGAAGAAGTGGAAACCTATGCGCAACTGGAGGGTGCTTTCATGACCCTACAGCAAACGTTCGGTCCGATTCTTAACCCACCCCCAGCCCCGCTAGCGGAGCCTGCAGATCCTGAGCCCACCCCCGGAGAAGGAAGTGTGACGGTAACAGAGGAAAACTCGCCCACGCTAAAAAGATCTAAGAATGCTGCCCGAGTTAAGAAATCTGTAAAGAAGCGCGCTAGCGAGACCGAGGAAGAGTAATGCAAGAGTCTCTCTCATATGATGATGTGCTGCTAAGTCCGCAGTATTCGAACATTCGAAGCCGTAGTGAAATTTCTTTGACGACAAACTTGAAAAATAGTTTAACGCTAGAACTTCCACTGATTGCTTCCCCCATGGACACCATTGCTGAGACCGCCATGGCAGTCGCACTGAATGATTCAGGGGGAGCAGCAGTTATCCACCGGTACAACTCGATCGAGATGCAATCGCGCTATGTTTCAATGGCTCACGATATTGGAAACTCGAAGGGTGACATCGACAACATTGTTGGTGCCGCCATCGGAGTCAGTGGGGATTTTATCGAAAGGGCGTCATCGGCGCTCGCCGCTGGTGCATCCTTCTTGTGTGTTGACGTCGCCCATGGGCATCATATCTTAATGAGAGAGGCTCTTGAGGCTCTGCGGTCAGAATTTGGAGACGACCTCCATATAATGGCAGGAAACGTGGCAACCCTTGAGGGTATTAATGACCTGGCAGATTGGGGAGCGAACTCTGTTCGGTGTAACATCGGTGGCGGCTCCATCTGCTCCACACGAATCCAAACCGGTCATGGCGTCCCTGGTCTGCACACCATTCTTGAATGCGCAAAGACCGATAGGGATGTGGCGATTATCGCAGATGGGGGCATTCGAAATAGTGGCGACATCGTTAAGGCGATTGCCGCCGGCGCCGATGCCGTCATGTGCGGCTCCCTTTTCTCGGGTACCGACGAGGCTCCTGGAAAGATGTTCGAAGAAGCAGATGGCACGCGCTGGAAGTCTTATCGTGGGATGGCCAGCAAGGAGGCGCAAGTTAACTGGCGCGGCAAGTATTCTTCTTTCGAGGGAGTCTCCTCACGAGTTCCTTATCGCGGATCAGTTAAGAAGATCTTAGAGGATCTTGAAAGGGGAATTCGCTCCGGCTTGTCATACTCCGGAGCACGAAACGTCGCAGAATTGACATCTAAGGCTAAATTCCTGCGACAGACCTCATCCGGCTTAACAGAGAGTCGCACGCACATCAAAGGAAGGGTGCGGTGATGCCTGAAGAGATAGATTATGGAAAATTGAATAAAAAGATCGTATTCACCGAAAACGACCACCGCCATGCTCAGCTGATTGTAAGATTAAGACACGACGATCTAATGCAATCAACATTCTTTCGGGCTTTTATTACGGGATACCTACAGCAGGACGAGCGTATTTTAAGTTTCATTGATGATATCAAAGAGCAGTCGGTAAAAAAGAAAACCAAATCTAATAGATTGCGTAAAAAAGGAAAGCAGATCATGGCAGACTCTGGGTTTTCCGAAGAGCAGATTGGGGATATATTTGATCTAATCGCTGAGGAGCACCCAGACCTATGAAAATAGATGGATTACGCATGTGTTCACGCAAATGTCGGGAACTTGGAGAAGGCTGTCCGCATCAGGACTGCCGACTATGGATCGATTACGAAGACGAGTACAACTGCTCACTTATATCAGTATATGAGAACGGTCCACTCACTCTTCGGCAGGTCGGCGAGCGCCTAGGGATATCTTTTGCTCGCGTAAAACAAATTGAGCAAAAGGCTCTAATTAAACTAAAACACCGCTCAAACTATTGGTAAAAAACTAGTTTTTGCAAAATAGTAAACTATTTATTACTGACTCATTTTAAGGAGAACAATACAATGGCTCGTAAACCCCTTTTAACCGAATCCGAAATCCGCAGTTTCATGAAACTGGCAGAACTTCGCCCACTCGGTCAAGAAAAAGTACAACAGATGGTCGGCACTCCCGTCCAAGAAGAAGACGAATTAGAGAGAGAACTTGACGCCACCGAGGATGAACTTGGTCGTGAAGATGACGTCGCCGATGAAGAGGCTGACGAATTAGGTGACCTAGGCGACATGGACATGGACATGGATGTGGGCGCTGACGCTGGTGCTCCTGGAATGGTATCCGTCGATGACTTCATGGGTGCCCTTGAGGCTGCCCTTGAGGATGTCCTTGGTGAGCCAGTCTCCACAGAGATGGATGACGATATGGCTGCTGACGACGACATGGAATACGCAGATGCGATGGACATGGACGCCGAGATGGAAACCGATATGGCACTCGACGCAGAGGAAGAGGAAGAGCTTCCCGGAATGCGTGACATGTACGAAGATCAAGAGGCTTTGGTCAACGAAGTTGCTAAGCGCGTCGCTGCTCGACTTGCAGTAAATGATAGTAAAGAAAAAATGGTTGATGCTCTTGCTGAGCGCATCATGACAAGACTGACTAAATAATTATTTGACATTTTGTTTACGAGCCGTTATTATAACCATCGGGGAACCGGTGGTTATTTTTTTAGGATAGACATGAACGTTTGGTGGCTACATATTTTGGTATTTATTTTTGGATACGTGACGTGCAAGACGTTTTCTTTCTTAAATACTGCGAGTATTTCATTAAAAATATTGAAATCAAGTCGGGTTATCTACTTATTACTGGCAACGAGGGCAGCAGAACAGTATGCAGTATCGGAGTACACGATGAGATCGATTTTAGATAAATCTGAACATGATGAAGAGAAAAAGAAGGCACTAATGTTATCATCCACTGAACAACTTGAGACGTTTAAAAATAACGCCGTTACAAATCTAATCAACCTTACTCCGGAGATCTTTCGTGAAGACATCGGGTTTCACGACTGGGGTACTGCAATGATGTACCTTCAACGCCACAAAGCAGAAGCTGTTACATTTTGGAGGATAAACAGATGATTGGAAAGATTTTGGACATCATTGGCGCCGCGGCACCAAACGAAAAAAACCAACCAGAGCAGAAGAAGGAAATAGACGAGGCAGCACTCGAAGAAGTGCTCGCCCAAATGCTGATGCAGGAAGGCGCGGCAGCCCCCTCAGAGCCAGACCTGCGCAGCATCGGTCTCTTTTCCGACGTATCTGAAGAGAAGGTTGCAGAACTGATACACGCCATGCTGTATCTGAATGAACTGAACAAGAGTGGGCGCCCAGTTAAGCCCATTAAATTTTATGTATCCACCTATGGTGGCTCTGCTGATGACATGTTCGGTATGTACGACATTATGAGAAATATCAGAGAGACCACTGAAATCCACACCGTTGGACTTGGCAAGGTTATGTCTGCTGGTGTCATCTTGCTGGCATCTGGAACCAAGGGAAAAAGAGAGATCGGCAAGAACTGCCGCGTTATGATTCACTCCGTAATCGGGGGAAACCATGGTCCGCTTCACAACCTACTGAACGAGATGGAAGCAGTAGAACAAATCCAGCAGATGTACATCGAATGCCTGGTTGCAGAGACTAGTATGACCAAAAAGCAACTTAAAAAGTTACTAGAGCGTAAGGTCAATGTCTATTTATCTGCAGAAGAGGCGGTTGAATTAGGAATCGCAGATATCATTATTTAAGGAAAGAAAATGTCAAATTTTATGAAAGATATGTTTATTGAAGTGAGAGAACGAAAGGAGGTTCAAAGCCAGTTAGATCTGTTAAGAGAGATGGTCGAAGAGTTTATGGACATCCAGCTACCCGGCTTGGAGCCGATAGCAGAAGCTGAACGCTTTAGTATGTCTATCCCCATTCCCAAGCTCAATCCCAACGAAGCATGGGGAGATCCCAATAGTCAGTCAAGGCAAGACATTGATAGAATATTCGCATCTATCACTCGACAGCCAAGCGTTCAGGCGCGTATCGATCACGTCAATAGTTTTGTTGACCCAGTGCGCGCTCAAAGAAAAGGGACTGGCGATAGATTTAACGCCATCCTTAACATGATGATGATCATCGAAGCACTGCAAGCATGCCTGAACGACTATAGTGAATCCTCCGCTGGGTTTGTTTTTGAAGGTTTTATGGCAGCAGTCACCGGTGGTAAACAGATTGCCGGCCGTGTGGGAGGCACTCTTCCCATTGAAGATTTTGTAACAGGTGATGAAGAGGCGGTTAGTCTCAAGTTGCTGAGCCCCAATACAGGTATTCATGGCAGCTTCACAAATCTTATAGATTATCTGTTTATTCGTGGTGGCTCGGGTGTTCCATCCATTAAATATCTGATTGCTCGCAAGAACTCAGACGATGGAGAAAATGTTTCTCAGTTAGCCATATCTGACTTTATTATCAATCGCGAGAATGTTGTCAACATAATGACTGCAACTCCTAAGAATGCAGGTCTGCTCGGTAAAGCCGCCGGCGCATTTGAACAGCACGTTAAGGCATGGCGGGACTCACCAGAGTGGAGGCTACAGATGTTTGAAATTCTTAAGCAATGCCCGGGCTATACTCCGGGTAAGGGAATGTTTTATAAGAACCTTGACGCGGAAGGCACTTTTGATGATCAGGGTAGCGCACCGGCCGGCCCAGAGAAAAAACAAAAGCAATTTAAATTAATGACCAACCAAAATTTAAAGACAGATTTAGAGAACACCGCAGAAAGAGACGCCGCCGCAGGAAAGGAGCCAAACTTCTCGGGCTGGCTGGCTAAGTGGAAGTTGCAAGATCAAGACGAGAAACAGTTAAAGAAGCTCCAAGCTATCTATGACAAACACTATGCTGATGAGTCCGCAGCGATGCAACAAGTTGCTGAGTCTTATTTCGGCTCTTTTCATGAGAGAGAAAAAAGACTTATGAGAGAAGAGACCGCGCTGGTGGAATCCTCAGGCAAAAAAGATAGTGGTAAGCAGTGGACTATTACCAGGACTGGCATGGCAGATCTAAGAAAGATCGCCGACGTCGAATACTATGGTATACTGGATCTCTCTGACGAAAACATTAAGGCTGTGGCAGAAATCTATATTGAAAAACTGAAGGGCGACATGATGACCCTTCTGCAAACAACCAAGAGCTTCACTGAAAATGTAGGAAAATATTTTAGTGCTGATAGGCGCTCGACCGCAATGAATGCTAACAAGCAAGCCCAAGCAGAAGGTGAAGAAGTGGTAGAGTTGCTCAAGATAGCACCCACCCAGAAA